CTGACCTCACACACAAAGCTCAGGGCGTTAGGCTTATCCTCTTTAATACGCCCTAAACTAAGGTAATAAGTTAAACCGCAATCCAAACATTTATAATCTCGGTTCATCTCGCGCCCTCTCTCTCTTCTAATTGTAGACAATCATCACAGACCCACTCACCCGATTTAGTTCCAGCGTATAAACTCCATAAGCTAAAACTCCACCCGCACCCCTTACAGAGTGCGGTCTGCTCCCTCTCTCTCACGCTCATTTACTCACACCCCTTACAATCGGGGCGCAAGCAATCACCACAGAGCACCCGTTCGCTCTCTCTCTTAGAAGTATTTTGCTGGGTCATCATCACCGAATATATCCTCCAAGTCCTCCATAGTTAGCTCTCTTGGTGGGTCATAATCTACGCACTCGCTAGAGTGTCGCCACCCTCTCCCGCTTACATACTCCACCCCGCAATTATCGCAAGGACTAAGGATTAAAGTATCGCTCATAGCCCACACCCCACGCCCCAGCAGTAGCCCGACCCGTTCCACCATAGACGGGAGCTTATTAGGTAAAGCCCCGCCAATAGTGAGAGCCAAAATACCGCCCGCACCACTCTTCTAACCTTGTAATAATTAACTGATTTCATTAGTAGCCACACTCCTCTCTTGCTTGAATTACTGTGGCGCAATACTTCCAAACATTAGAGCCTTCTTCAACTTCTCTTCTAGCACCATCAAACCAGTCTTGGAAGTGATAAGTGATTGAGAGAATATCCGCCTTCTCGTGCTTGACTTCTAAGAAGTCGCTTGGTCCACCCCAAGACAATTCAATCTTGGTCAGTTGATAAGTGCTAACCGCTAGAGGGTAGTTATTCCACTCTCCCTCTTGGTCGCCATCATAGTAATGCTCTAGAGGGTGAATAACACTCTCCTCTAGGTTTTCAAGTTGCTCATCTATACGAGCCTCGCAACTCTTCTCTCTTACTTGGTCCATCTCTTGCTCCTTAGTCTAGTTAACAATACTCCTATTTAGGAGTATCCCGCCCTCTCCCCTAGTGTATCAGGAGAGAGGACAGGACACCACTAACTTATTTACCGCCCCACATACGAGCTAATTCTTCCCCCGTAATCGGGCGGTTAGCCTCCTCCGTTAGTGCGTAGCAATCCACGCATATATCATTAGGGAATAAGGCGGTGGGGCTAACCTCTCTCTTACACTTAGAGCAATTAGTCATTAAAACGCTCCCTCTAACTCTCTTAATTGTGCTATTAGTTGATTAGGTGAGCCGTAAGCGGTAAGCCATATATTCTGCCGCTTGTATCCTTTAATTAAACGCTTTACCTCAGCCTCACTTAATTCAGCCTCTACCCATACCGCTCCACTCTTATCCGCTAGGAGGGTGTGGGTTTTAATTACCTTAGACATTAGTTAGCCTCCTTTAATCCACAAGCGGTCAAAAACATTTTGCGGTCAAAACGGGGATTATCCTGCTCTAACTTGTAAGCAAGTTGGCTGGCAACAGTAAAGAGCATATCGGCTTGAATTAAACCATTCTCTTTATTCTTGTTAAGTGTAGGGATTAGATTACAATCTTTAATTATCCCTGCAATCATTACATAATCTTTACGGGTCATTTATTTATTCTCCTCTTAGGCTCTTAGTAAGGCGGTGTGCCTCACTAGGTAAAGTATCGGGGTGACTACCCTATCAAGTCAAGCATATCTAAGTGAACAATAGGTGAACAATAACTGGGAATTAACTGTGGAATAAATCGGGCAATTCGGGCAGCTAACTATCGGGGCTGGCAAGGGCTGGCAAGGGCTAAGGGTGCGCCCCAATAGTTGCCGATAGTGTGCCGATTACCGCCGTTTAATTAGTAAGCCCTCCACTCTTTACCAATACCCCCACAAAACGCGCAAAGTATAGCCAACTAGGGCTAACTAGGACAAAACGGACACCGCGCAAGGGCTGACCGCGCAAGAAAACAGACCCCCCTTTGCTTAAACGCGCCGACTGTATATGTATGTACCCTAAATAAAAATATTTGATAAAGTTAAGCTGCCGTAATACCTGTCCGATATGTCCGTATTATACCAGTATGATAGTGAGGTGTATCACATTTATAAAGATTTATTAGATAAAAACGGGAAATGCGTTATATTTCCCGCCTTATATATAGTAGGGGAGTAAAACGATCCCTTACTAGTTTTACGACCTACAACGCCTCGTTGGAAACTCGGCGAGCCCCCAAAGGGTGAGACGAGTTTTACCCCTCAGTCGCTGTAGCTCCCTCGGGAGTTTCTGTAAAGCAACACTACGCGGCAGGTGTAAACTAATAGTTACCCAGTAACCTATTTCTAGCCTAGTAATGAATCAAAGATTTTAATTACGGCGCTTATCCACAGGTTTTATACACAAGAGGAGAAATACAATGGCACCAAAACCAAAACCTAATCCAACACCTACATCTCTTAAACAATTAAAAGATGTTACTGGAACTATGATGGCAGTACCTAAGGATCCAATAACTGGAAAATCTTTAGAAGGAACCGAAAAGGATAGAAACACCTATCGGGGTATTTACAAGGGTGTAGAGTATTCGTGGCATAGGGGTCAAGCTACAAGAAACAGATAATGGCTGAGAACTCAGCAGATATCGCGAAGCGAATTATTCTCGGTTGTGTAGCTGAGAATATGACTGTGGAACAAGCCTGTGCTTCAGCCGGTAAATCATTAAAGACCTATGAGTACTACCGCAGATCAGATCGTGTCTTCGCCGATAAGATGGATAGAACTAGGCTAGGTCTAAGAGATAAGAACTTTGCACTAGGAGATATCTCAGAGATTACCTTTGCACAATTTAGAGACCGCTTCTTAAAGAATAAGACATTCCCCCATCAACAAAATTTAGTAGATATGATTGAGGTTGGTAAACCTTCTTGGTTACACCCCTCTATGAAGTATGAACCTGGCCTTGCTAATAACCGCATACTTCTAAATATTCCACCCAACCACGCCAAGTCAATGACTATTACAATTGACTACGTAACCTGGCAGGTCTGTAAGAATCCAAACTTTAGAGTTCTTATAGTTTCCCAAACTCAAAGGCTTGCCGCAGATTTCTTATACGCTATAAAGCAAAGATTAACCCACCCCTCATATGAGGAGTTACAATCAGCTTACGCTGCCGGTGTGGGCTTCAGATCAAAGAGTGCCTCCTGGCAAGCTACCAGAGTTACCTTCGGGGATGAGTTGCGTGAATCATCTGAAAAGGATCCCAATATAGAAGCAGTAGGTATTGGCGGTCAGATCTACGGTAAGAGAGCCGATATGATCATAGTAGATGATGCTGTGACTCTATCTAATGCTAATGACTTTGAACGACAGATTAAATGGTTAACCCAAGATGTAAGATCTCGTCTTAACCCTAGTGGTAAATTAATTATTATCGGTACCCGCGTTGCAGCAGTTGATCTATATAAAGAACTACGCAACAACGATAGATATCCTGGCGGCCTAGTACCTTGGTCATACCTAGCAATGCCAGCCCTATTAGAATCTAGTGAGAAGCCTGAAGAGTGGGTCACCTTATGGCCCCAATCAGATCAAGCATTTGATGGTCAGAAGGAAGAAGAGAAAGATCCAGTCACAGGATTTTATCCTAGATGGAATGGGCGTAACTTATATAACGAACGCCAATCTATGGATGCTTCAACTTGGGCTTTAATTTATCAGCAACAAGATATCTCAGATGATGCGGCCTTTGACCCAGTCTGTGTTCGTGGTTCTATTGATGGTATGCGTAAGTCGGGTAGGTTAACCGCAGGTCATCCTGGACACCCAAGAGATTTAAATGGCTTTACTTTTATCTGCGGGTTAGATCCTGCAATGGTAGGAGATACCGCAGCTATTTGTTATGCAATAGATAGAGCTACTAGTAAACGCTATATTGTAGATGCTATTAAAATTACCCGGCCTAGCCCTGCTGCTATTAGAAATCTAATATTTGACTGGACATCCTTGTATGGTCCTAGTGAGTGGATAGTAGAGAAGAACGCATTTCAGTCTTTCTTAACACAAGATGAAGGTATCAAGATGCACTTAGCATCTAAAGGTGTACAGTTTAAAGAACACCATACTGGTAATAATAAATGGGATGCAGGTTTCGGTGTTGCATCTATGGCTACCTTATTTGGTACTAAGCAATTTGATGGCAAGCACCATAGGGATAACCTAATACATTTACCTTCAGATCAAACTGAAAACATTAAGGCTCTAATAGAGCAGTTAATTACTTGGTCTCCTACGACTAAGGGTAAGACAGATATGGTAATGGCTCTTTGGTTCTGTGAGATCAGAGCAAGAGAGATGCTCAACTATGGTAAGTACCAAACACACCATCTTAAAAATCCATTCCTATCAAAGTATGAACAAAGCAAAAGAACAGTCGTCAATCTTGATGAACTCTTTGCTGAGAAGGAACGCACATTTATTTAAGGAGCAATATTGTTATCAACTAAAGAGGTAGTCTCTAAGATAGATCGGTTGAAGAACCGCTATGCAGCTAGAGACCAACGTATGCGTGATGTTCTTTCCGTGCGCCAAGGTGATATATCAAAAGTATATCCTGCTATGTTCTCAGAGGATTACCCTAAGCCTTTAGTTGCAAACTTTGTAGATGTAGCCGCCCGTGATCTAGCAGAGGTAATGGCACCACTGCCATCCTTTAACTGTGCAGCAACTAATATGGTATCTGATACCCAACGCCGTGCTGCTGATACTAGAACTCGCATTGCAAACTACTACATCTCATCATCTGATCTACAGATCCAGATGTATACCGGTGCTGATTACTTTAATACCTACGGTCTATTGCCAGCAATGATTGAAATGGATTATGAGACAAACAATCCTCGTATCCGTTTATTAAATCCTTTTGGTGTATACCCTGAGGTAGACCGCTTTGGTCGTTGTTTATCTATATCACAAATTATTGCATCCGATGCTGAGAGTATCGCATCCCAATATCCTGAGTTCTATGATCAGATAGTTGGTAAGACTGTTTATTCTTACGCATCCCCTTACCTATCTATCGTTAGATACCACGATAAAGATCAAGATTTAATTTTTATACCAGAACGTAATAACTTAGTTCTATCTAATACACCTAACCCAGTCGGTAAGTGTTTAGCAAGAGTTGCACTTCGTTCATCTTTAGATGGTGAAGCTCGTGGACAGTTTGATGACGTTCTATCTGTTCAACTAGCCCGTGCTCGTTTTGCAGTATTGCAGATTCAAGCAGCAGAGAAGTCTATTCAAGCACCTATTGCTATTCCACAAGATGTTCAGGAGTTAGCACTAGGACCTGATGCGATTATGAGATCTGCTAATCCACAAGGTATTCGTAGAGTTCCACTAGAACTACCAGCAGGAGTATTTACAGAGTCAGGTGTACTAGAACGTGAGTTAAGATTAGGTTCTCGCTACCCTGAATCTCGTTCAGGTAATATTGATGCCTCTGTTGTTACAGGTCGTGGAGTTCAAGCATTACAAGCTGGCTTTGATACACAAGTTAAAGCAGCACAAGCGCAGTTTGCTAGATTATTCCAAGAGTTAACCTCACTTTGCTTTGAAGTAGATGAGGTTGTCTTCGGTAATATGACTAAGACTATTAAGGGAACCGATGACGGTACACCTTATACAATGAAGTACACACCATCTCGTGATATTAAAGGTGAGTATGGTGTAGATGTACGTTACGGCATTATGTCTGGTATGGATCCTAACCGAGCCATCATTGCATTACTACAAATGCGTAGCGATAAGTTAGTATCAAGAGATTATGTCCGCCGAGAAATACCAATGGAGTTAAATGTTACGCAAGAAGAACAAAGAGTTGACATTGAAGAAATGCGTGATTCTCTTAGGGTTGCTGTTGCTCAGTATGCACAAGCTATTCCCGCGCTTGCTGCCCAAGGTCAAGACCCATCTCAAATCATTACGAGAATTGCCGAAGTAATACAAGGCAGACAAAAAGGTTTCCAGTTAGAAACTATTATAGAAAAAGCATTTGCACCAGAACCACAACCGGTAGCACCAACAGCACCGGCACTTCCAGAACAATCTAGTATTCCAGCAGTAGGAACGGCCCCCGTTCCTGCCTCGCAGCCAACTGAACAACAACAAAGCGGAGAGGCCCCTGCTGCTGGACCTAGACCTGACATCGCACAACTACTCGCCTCCATTGGCGGAGCAGCATAATAGAAGGAGGTGAAAATGAAAAAGGGAACATTTCAAAAGTCTGTAGAGGTCAAGCCTGTACAAGGCAAGATGGATACAGCCAAGCCAGCAGGTGGAGAAGTTAAGTTCGGCTACACACCAGCAGGTCGTAAAGGAACAAAGGCGTAATTATTTTAATGACAGGAGTACTGGGTGAATAACGATAATAATCTTAATCGCCCAGTACGAACGTCTGATTACTTTGTAATCGCTACAGGATTCGTTTTAAATATAGCATCGGCTATAGATGCTTTAGCAGATGACTTACACCAGTTAGCTGTCTATCATTCAAATCAAAAAAGCCAAGAAGATAAAGTTTGGCAAAAATTTTCGCAAGACTTAGAAACTTTAAAGGAGGACTAGTTATGTCAATGATGAATCCACTAGCTGGTCCATCAGGTCCAGGTCCGTATTCTACAAGAACAGATAAATTATCTTTAGGTTCAACATCATATGGTGATGATACTGCTGAACTTAATACAGCAGCACCTAAATCAAAGACTCGTGGTGTAGCAGATGATGTAGGTGGAAGACCTGCTAGTCCAGCAACACAAACTCCTATAACTCCACTATTTGCTCCATCACAAAGACCAGATGAAGCCGCTAATGCTGGCACTGATATTGGTGATGGACCTGGATCATCAGCATTAATGATGCAATCACAGTTTGCAAACAGTAAAGTATCAGACTCTTTAGCAGAGTTACTACCTTACGATAGCACTGGTGAAATCAATATTCTTTACCAGCAAGCTAAAGCACGAGGTATGTAGTGGCAAACCCAAATCTTGATGCCGCCGTTTTACAGGCAGGTATTACTGGGAAAAAGAAAGAACAAATTGATGGACTATCTAAATTATTAGATTCTCATCGTAAGCTTATTTCTTTACCAGAAAACCAAGCAAAAGCATCATTTGAAGCATTGCCAGAAACTCAACAAAAAGCCCACGTTTCTTTCTTTGGTGATGGTGGTCCTGCTGAGGTTTTAGGTAGTGCAGCTCATTATTTAGGTATAGGTTTTAAACAAACTATTGGTCGCGCTTTTAGTGCAATAAATGAAGTATCAGATTTTTCAACTCGTCTTGCTCGTACTGGATTAATAGCAGCAGATCAAGGTGTTGACCTAAGCACTGCATTTAAAATAGCAAACGATAAAGGCGATAAGGTATTTGATCCAAGTCGTATTGATGCGGCTACTAGAATATACGGCGAAGATGCAATGTCTGTTGCAATGAAAGTTGCTGGCGGTATGAGTCTAAGTGAGATTCAAGCAACAGGTTCAGATGCTGAAAAATTAATTGCATCAACTGCTGCTCAGAAAAAAGATAAAGATTCTTACTTTATGGGCGCATTAGATGCTGCACAAAGAGCAAAGTACTCTCCAGGTAGAGCTGTAGCAAATCTTATTCTTCCAGAATTTTTAGAAAAAACTGTTTTATACAAAGGTATCTCTGGTGTAGTAGATGCTGGTTATAGAATATTTACTGATCCATTTTTAATATTAGGTAAAGCTAAAAAAGCCTATGATGCTGGAGATTTTTTACTTTACAATATACTAGGTAAAGAAAAGTTTACCTATGGTAGAAATCTAATGGCTACCGCAGG